GTAAATTTTTTGTAGCTTCAAATCCCCAGCTATTATGTGGTGTAAAGTGTTGTATAACATGTGGTCGAACTTTATCGATAACCACAGACCATTTGCCGTCAATAAATACAGGGCTAGCCATACCAGCAGCACAAATATCTTGAAGTATACTTAATATACTTGTTGTATCTGTTACTACTCCATTATATGTTAGCCTTGGTCTAACTCCTGCTACTGGAGTGTCACAATACTGATGCCATTCTGTAATTGCTGTGCTATCAATATATTTCCATGGATCGCTAGGGTCTACCCTATAGGCATTAGCAGGATGTGTTAAGACATATACAAATAAACTAGCGGGATTATCTATTAATTGATCTGCTATCCATCCCTTAGATGTACTACCTGGAATAGTTGTATAATCTAGACCTTTTGTTTGCACTAGTGCATTTATGCCGTCAACACTGCCGTTAACTTTGCCACTACTTTCAATAACAATACCAGTTCTACAAATGCCTATACCTGGTGGAGGTGCTATTGTTGTACCAGTTTTAAAAGCTGCTGCTGATAAAAATTGCGACCTAAAGTTATGTCTATAATCGTTTTGATGATCTGGATCGCTTGTGCTTGTACGCCGTAATTTTACTCTGTACTGGCCTGGTTCTAGATTATCCCAGGTTATAGGATAATTAAAACCATCTTTGTAGTTACTAAATTCATTATCTCCTAGAGTAATATAATTTGCTCCAGGTACAAAATTAACTATATTATCTGGTATAAACAGTATTCTTACAGCTACTCCACAATTACTACTACCAGCAGTAGTAACAGTTTGTTCATCAGCATTATTACTAGCTTTTACTCTAACTACTTTATTACCAGCACTAAAAAATTCTGTGGTAGTATAGTCTGCACTGCCGGATGCTAGTGTTGTTTTAGCTCTATAGCAGTTGTCAGGTATATTAATAACTGTATCACCAATTATTATTTGACCAGCATAGTTGTCTATACTAGCTTGAATAGTATAAGTGCCTTCATATGGAAAATTAACAACCATTTGTTCATCAAAGGTATTAGTAGTGCCTTTCCATACAGCAAAAGCATTCATAAAACTTTGGTCGTTTCCTGTAGTTGGCCCCCATGCTCCATTATTAGTAGTATTAATTACATTGGTAAATTGTCTACTAGTCCAAACTGTGATTCTGCTTGGTAGTCCTCCACCAGCAGTAGGTGCTAGTTCGCTAGTTACACCTGATTTTAAACTGCCTAATGATCCAGGACCAATAGTAATTTTCCATCTGCCTGTATCTGTTGGTCCAAGGGCAAGACCACTACTATCATATGCCATGTCTTGTACGGCTGTAGCAGTAAATAACCACCCATTATAAATATATGTATTAGTTATAACATCTGTAGTATCTAGTGGGTCAGTGCTGTAATTTATAACTGTGCGAATAACTTTATGCCCATCAGGTATTACAGGCTCAAAAGAATAATTGTTTTGTATATTTAATAATTCGCTTAATTGATTACGTTTTAATAGTTCTATAATTGTACTATTAGGATTTCCTTTGGTAGTACTAACAGAACCTCTAATTGCTTTAATACCATTTTTTTCGGTTATGCAATATGCAGTTTTTTGATATAATTTATATGTTGTACCCTGTCCATCTACATCATATTCTGTTACAGATTGACCAGTAAGCGTATCTTCGAACACTACACTGCTTGTCCAATTATTAATAATTGTAGCATTACCGCCACTAACTTTCTCTAATACAGCTTGAATAGTTACCTCGGACGAACTGCTTTTACCGTCTTTAGTACTAATTTTTCTTAAACCTTCTGGAAAACTAACAATAGCCTGTACTCTAGTTGCCTGTGTTTCTGCAAAGGTTACGGTTTCTTCATTATTACCACTAGCGTCATTTTCTAGCTCAACATTTTTAAATTGCTGCTCTACTATATTTGGGTATAGTTTGTTAAACTCCGTAATCTTATCTGTTTCGGATTCTGTGCCACTAGTATTAACATATCCAGCAATAGTTACTGGTTTTGGTATAGCATCAGCATTATTACTTTGGTAGTAATAATCTAGCTTATTAGCACCAATATACATTTCATTCATGTCTACATTTAGTGGTCCAAAGCCCCAAACTAGTTGTAGATTCATATAGCTAGTAGTAGTTTGTGTGTCTACATATGGTACGCTGCCTAGGGGTGGCGTCATACGAACTCTGCCCAACACTACTGGTATAGCTCCATATTGATTTGCTCTATTACTAGCACCATTAAAAAGATTTAACTGGCGGCCGGTGTCAGCATTTTCTAGCTTTGGAGGTCTAATAGGTACTAGGGCATTAACTAGTGCAATACCTGCAGCGCTAATAGCTACCTTAGTTGCTGCAATAGCGAATGAACTAGCACCAACTTCTGCTCCAAATATTGCTTTTGCGGCTTCAGGGGCATATTCGGTGGCAAATATTACAACTGCTATAAATAGCAGAGTTCTTAAACCATTTCTACCTTGTGGTATAGTTTTATAGGTAACAGTTTGACCAGCTGATAAAATTGTAGATTGCCAGCGATCTTTTGGTACAGCTATGCCATCAACAGCTACAATTATTTGTTTAAATAGTTTCTCACTAACCTTATATTTTTCACATATATAATCTACGCACTGTTTTACAGTTAAACCTGCGGCAGCATAATCTAAAATTCTGTGCGTTTTAAACGGGTGCGGGCTACCGGTTAATTGAATTATGCTGCTCTTTGGAGCATAACTATAGATACCTTCTAGTCTATTTTTCCAAGCTGGTCGTAATAATGACTCAATAACTGTACTATGACCGTCGCGAGCGTGCAAAAACTTGTTATTTTCAAAGTATATACCAACATGAGTTGGTTCGCCTAGTATATTAAACAAACAAATGTCTCCTAGTTTAGGAGACATTGTTTTAGACCAGCTATCTTTATAATAATTTATAGTTTGCGGCACTTTAGGGTCGTAGCTGCCAACATACTCATCTTCATAACTAGGTAAATCTATATTAAATTCTTGCTTATAAAATAGGCGTACTAATCCCCAGCAGTCTAAGCCGTCATCTGTTCTACCGTTTTCTTTATACGGTATTCCAATATATTTATCATACATAATTAAAATAGTCCTGGAAAATAAATTGGCGTAAAATTAAAAGCTGGAAACGGCTCTCTACTATAACTAATCATATTTAGTTCAAAAGTTATTTGAGTAGCATTATAGCTTACATTACTTATAAAAAAGTTACTAAATTCTGCTTCTACATAATTGGGTGAACTACTCAATACTAATTCTATTTTTGTACTTGCAGGCTTATTTAATGATGATCTAATAAGCTCTATCATTTCAGAAGTAACATAATTGACTACCAGTCTACAACTAGTTTCACCGCTTTCAGACTCCTGTGGCAATTGAACTTCGACTGGTATAAAAATAAATTGGCGCTCAAAACTACTAATAGTGCTTTTTACGCCATATATTACTTCATCAGTAGTTGTATAATCTAGTCGCTCTAACCATGAGTCGGCGATTCTTATTACACGCTTAGCTGTAATATTAGATACAGAGCCAGTTGCTGTAATATTAACCACAGAACCTCTAGGAGTTGTACTTAATTGAACTCTACTAGTACTATAGTTAATATTGACAACATAATAGGTTCTACCAGCAGTTAAACCACCATATGTACTACTAAATATAAGATTGTCATCAATATTATAGTTTGTAATATTTACTAATCTTACTTCGTCACTAGTAGCAAACATTTCACTAACAGTATTAGTTACTGGGTCTTCTATCTCAATTAACATAATTATGCTTTCGTCTGTTTCTGACGAAAACATAGAACGAATAGCGGATGCTGATAACCTATTTAATCTACTCATGGTAATATTTCAAACTTTAAGTTAGCCTGCCAATATCCTGGGGCTTTGTAAATAAGAGTATAAAATTCTCCATCACCTTGTGGAACAACTCTACATTCTATTGCTGCTCCAGTTCTAGGGTGGGTAAAATCAAATCGCTTTGTACCCTTTAGCGTATTTAATATAAAAGACTCTAATGTATTTGTTTGGGCAGTAGTCATTATAAAACTAAGCGATAATTGTGTAGGTCTTTTACCACGAACCCGCTGTTTAGCGGGCCCGCTGTCCATACTACTTCTAACTATATTTATACCAATAGTTTCTTGAAAGTCTTTTTGAGGACTTTGTGGTAAACTAGAATCCCAAGGTAATCCTACCATAATTATCTCCTAACCATTCTTGGTTTGGCTCCAAATCCTGCTAACATAGCTTGTTGAACACTACTATTATTGGACGTCATTTGATCAGCTACTATGTCTCCAATAACTACTTCAACTCTACGATTACCTCGTGCATCAACTGTTTCCTTAGTTTCCGCCTTCTGTGAAGTATAGTTATTAACAACAATTTCTACATTACCTTGTTGGGCTCCTATAACACCTAAATTACCTTGACTATCTCGTCTTAGCGGCATAATAGCTTCTGGCCCTGCCTCTCCCATTAGACCTAAGCCTCTACCAGGTAAGCCACCTTTAGCGTACTTAAATAAAGTAGGACTAGCAACTATATCGTTAGTAAACATACCGCCTTTGGCATACTTGCGTAAACCTGCATCGTATACATTACCCATTGCATTAACATCTGTAAAGCCATAATCTCCTATACTGCCAGCACCTATACTAATTGCACTGCCGCCCAATCCTAAAGCACTTAACACTCCGCTAAGTAAAGGACGCAAGGTTTGAACATATAAGGCATGCATCTGTAGTCGTAATTCATAGCGCAATATATCGTCTAAGAAACTATTTATTAAGCTCTTGAATTCAAACTTGCCTGTCTTCGAAAATTGAACAATAGAATCAGCCATACCATCAAATAATTCTTTAAACTCTTTTGCGTAATTTTCAAACCTGTCACTTACTAGTAACTGGTTGCTTGCCATATCAACTGCATCTCTTGCCCTGCTTATAGCACTTCTACGGTTTGCGTCTAGTGTGTCGATTGCCTGTTGAGCTGCAATTACGCCTGCATCGCCGCTAACATTTCTACCTTCAGCAGCCCCTGCTTCTAATTTAGCTACAGTTAATTGTCGTGTTAATAAAATGCGTTCTCTATCTAAATTAGCTAAATTTTGATCTAAATCTAACTCGATGCGTCTTATATCTAAAGCTACTTGTTGTTGCTTTATCTCATCAGCAGTTAACATTCCTAAATTATTTAAAATATCTAGTCTTTGTTTTTCAAAATCTAACCCAGACATACGTTTTTGAAAATACTGATCGTCTAATATTCTAGCTGCATTTTGTTGTGCATTTATTTGTGCTGTAATATTAGCTGCTTCTTTTAACGAAATATTAAAATCGCTAGCTTTTCCAGCAGCTCCACTAATAGTACTTCTTAAATCGTCTTGTTCTTTGTTTAATTGTTTGGTACTATCTACAAGGTTTGTTAGCTCTGTTAAAGTTGCATCTTGTTCAGGAGTTAATGGCTGATCACCTTGCGTTTTAAGAATAGTGGCTCTAAAAGATTGTAACCTATCTTCTGCTTGTTTAAGAGCTTTCTTGTCAGCAGCGGCTGCAATTTTATCTTGAGCATCTCTAATTTTAGCTTCTAAGCCTGCTCTTGCTTTTTCTGCTTCTATACCTGAACCTAGTGTAGTGGTTTTTTGAGCTTCTAGACGTTTGATAGCTAACTCTTGTGAACGTTTTTCAACCATTTCTATTTGTTCAGCAACGCGAACTTGCTCGTTATAGATCGATTTTTGATCTAATAAAAGCTTCTTTCTATCTGCTTCGGTTTTTATTAAATTAGTATTGGCCGCAAAAGTTTCTTCAATTAGACCACGGGCTTTACCATCTTTAGCCTGCTTTAACATAGTATCACGCTGTAATACTTGTTGGTCTAATAATTTCTTTTCTTCTTGTATAATTATTTCGCGTTCACGCTGAACTGCAAATCTAGTTAAATTTATTTGAGCTGATAATTTTTCAGGAGTATCACTACCAATTGTGCTGATAGCTTGATTTAGTGACTCTAATTGAAAGCGTAATCTGTCTAAATCTTGTTTAACAGTTATATCTAATTCTTTTAATAAGCTAGTATAATCATTTAATGCGCGTTTTTGCTCTTGGCTCGCTAATCGGACTTGAGTTGATAGCCTACGTTGAATAATACTAAATAATCCTGGTAATTCAGCTGCTGCGGCTTCTAGTTGATCTTTTGTACCACTAGAAATCAGCTGCTCTACATTTTGACCGATGGCAATTTTCTTATCAAGGTTTTGAATACGTTTTTGAGTTGCTTCACTTTTGAATAATGCCCTATCTAATCTATCGCGCTCAGCTATATCATTAGATAAACTAATTTGTATTCGTAATAGATCTATTGAGTCTCCTAAAGCCGCTTGGCTTTTTATCATCTCAGTTTCAATATCTATCTGTCGCTTATTTAGCTCATTTTCTAGACGTGCTCCTTCTACCGTAGTTACAGGTAATTTACTCATAATTTCGCGTAAAGTATTATTTGATATTTCACGCATCTTTGAGTCAAATTCTTTTGTAGCTAACTTTACCTGTTCAAGCGTACTTTTAGTAATGAGATCTTTTGCTGTATTTGCAATTTGTGATATTCTATCTTCTATATCCGCTAGTTGCTGATTTGCATTATTGAGAATTTGTTGCTGTTCTTTTAATTTTTCTTTAATCGCTGGAGCAACACCTGCATCTCTCCAAGTTCCATCAAAGCTCTTTTTAAGCTGATCAACTTGAGCTTGCGCTCCTTCTGCTACTTTTCTAAGTTGTTCGTATCTGGGCTGTATTTCTTTAAACTCTCTAGCAATATCATTTAATGCTAGTGCTTGTGATCCAAATCTAGACAAGTCTGTTTTTGATAGTTTATCCATAGCGCCTGCAACGGCGTCAAAATCTGGCGCACCAAGTGCTTTGCCTAATTCTACACTATATTTTATACTAGTTTCAAAAAATTGGCTTAATGGGCTGGTATTTTTTAAACTGTTCATAAAACTAGTCATAGCTTTTTCAGCCTGCTCTTCACTATCTTTTAAACCTTTTAAGTATACATTAGCTTCTTGAAATTTTTCATTAGTCTTAGACTGTTGTTCGGCTAATTCTCGCAATTTACCTTTAATTTTTCCGCTATCTATACTCTCTAAGGCTGCAATTAATGTATCTGCGTCTAAAGTCTTTTTAGGATCGATTTCTAGTATTTGTCTTAGTTTTGTTTGGAATTCACTCTTGGTTTGACCAGCAGGTAAATTTTTAATACTTTGTGCTAAAGCGGCTCCAACCTGTTTACTAGTTTTTTCTTGCAGACTGTCTACAAATGGAGTAATTTCTGCTAAACCGTCCCAAAAACGATCCCATAATCCAGATGCCTTTCTAGCTTCTTCAAAACCTTGACTAACATTTTTAAGTGCTAGAGTTAATCCATCAAAACTATTGGCTCTGGCTATAACAGCTTCTGCGCTTATACTTCCGCTCCACTTTTGTAGTGTTTCTAAAGAGGTATTAGCTGTTTCTTCTAATTGATCTAAAGAATTACTTAATATTTTTACTTGTTTAGCATTTGAATTAAATATGCCATCTAATAACTGAAATACAATATAAGCTCCAGCTATCCAACTAGTTATTCGTGATAATGAGCTTACTAATATGTCAGCTCCTCTAGCTAGTGCTTGGAAAGTACCTAGTCCAACTGTTCTAATCTTACCAAGATTACTTAAATCTTTACTAGCTTGGGCTTCTTTGTATAATTCCCCTATTCCGCCAAGTACACCTAGTCTATCAACATTCTCTCCTACACGACTTCTAATATCTAGATCTGCTGCTTTTGCTCTGGCTCTACGCAGTATTTCTTCACGCTGCCATAACCCAGATAGCAGTCTGCTACGTTCTTGTAGTACGTCTTGTAATTTTTCATCTTTTTGTTCTAACGCCGTACTAGCTGTTACTAATTGTTTTTGAGCATCTAGTACTTTTTGAGCTGCTTGTGCAACTTTTTGTTTGGCTCCAGCTTCATCATTAGCATATTTAGCATTTAACTCATTAAGCTTACTTATAGATTTTTCATTAATAACATCTTCGCTGGTTGCTTTACCAAACCATTTGCTTTGTGCAACACGCTTATCCATGCCTTCGCCGCTAGCAACTTTTGCTAATTCTGCTTGCGCATCTTTTAGTTGCTTTTTAGCTGCGGCTACATTAGCTTCTAAGTTTGGTATTCCTAATCCACTAGCTACCTTCTTTGAAAATGCAAATTGAAATTGCTCGTTAATTTCTCCTGCACGAGCTTTAGCTTGATCAGCACTATCTTTTAAACCTTTATTCCATTTAGCTAATTCAGGTAATGCTTGCCTAGTAATCTTATATGCAGCACCTAAAATCGCTGCTCCAATTAATCCAGTATTATCAGCTAATAGTTTTGCTATAGGTGATACTATAGTATTTATAACAGATAAAATATCTTGGGCAGTATTCTTTAATTCTGCTAGTAGTTGATCGTAAGGATTACCGGTTTGTGCTATATCTCCAAATTTTTTCTGGCCTTCGGCAATAACTGCATTAGCAAAAGCTTGACGGCGTTCAAAATCAGTCAATTGACTTTCTGCTTTACCAACTTTACGAGCATAATCTTCTGCAGCTTTACCTACTTTAGTAAATAAACCTAATTCGTCTAATAGTTCTGGTTCTAATTTTGTAATACCACGAGTTAATCGACTAACGGCATCGCTCATATTTAAACCTAGTGCTTGGGCTGCACCTTTAGCTACTTGGCCTAGTTGTAAAAATTGATCCCGTGTCATGCCACTACTCATAGCTTTAGCTGTAGCTTCTGCAGCTTCACGTAAACTAATCATACCATCAGTAGCGTTAGCAAATTCTTTTGCAATACCACCTAAACTTATGCCTGTTGAAGCGCCTAGTTGATTTAGGCTCTTCATCATAACTTCAGTTTGCATTGCATCACGAAGTGCGTTAAATGCAGCAGTTACAGCAAATATATTTGCTGCCCAAGTAGCATACAGTCTGACTAAACCGCCTAAGCCACGAGCCTGATCTGCAAAATCACGAGCACTAGCCCCGCCGGCACCAGCAGCACCACGGGCTCTATTGTAATCAGCAACTTCGCCGCCGTCTGGATCAAATCCTGCTCTGCGCATAGCTTGCGCTCCGGATTTAGTACCACTGGCTGCAGTTAGCTGATTAACACGCTCTATTGTCTTACCAAGTTTATCGGCTTCATTATTTCTCTGTTTTAAGGTATTACCTTTATCCAGTACCGATATATTTAAATCTATGTTATTAGACATAGGGACTCCAGATCAATTTTTCTAGTCGCATATTTTTAGCGAGATTACACCAAGTATACCACAAGGGTTTTAAAATGTCAATAGTAAAAATTTTGAGTAATAAAAAAGCCTGCTAGTTTTTAATCAGCAGGCTTTTCGTTTTTGCGTTTTTTAACTAATTCATCTATTCTAATATTGTCAATCATTTTAATAATTAGCAATATTAATTTTCTATCTTCCTGGTCTATTTCCGCAAAGTCTAATATTTCTATTAAACCTACGAAACTTTTTCCTAAGTAGTTTCCGCCAAAACCTTCCCAGTCATCACGTAACATTCTATATACTGTAAATGCTTGTTGAACTTCTAAGGGAAAGTCATCAAAATCTACTGGTATTTCGCTAGCTATAGGAGTATTACCTAATAATTCACACATTTCAAAATATGTGTCTTTTGTCATACCTACTTGCTGATTAGCAAAATAGTTACGTATTTGTTCTTCTACCGCTTTAAGCTGCTCTTCGAAAAGTTTCCCAAGTCACTAACCTGTTCGCTAATAAAGCTGTCGAAATCAGTGCTGTTTTTCATTAAGTAAAGAGCGTTTTCTGCGTTATATTTTAATTCGTCGTCAGGATTCAAACTACTAACGTCTACTGGAGCTAACTGTTCAAGATAGCTAATTTTTAATCCTGTCCAGCCGCGTACAGCATTTTCAACATATAGTTGTAAGAATAGTTCGTCATTTAATTCTTCTACAGGCTGACGATTTTTAAATGTAGTCTTTGTTGCTTTTTTGCGAATATTCACAAGTGTTTCACGGCTTAAAAAGGCTACATCAATTTTAAAGCCAGGCATGCCAGGAAACTCTACCTCTACGCTTTTAGAGGGTACTAATAGGGATTTTAAACTAATATCTGTCATGTGAAATAATTAATAGTGGGGCTAGCTTAACTAGCCCCGGTTGATAAAACTTTATGCGTAATATGTAACGTCTAATTCGTTGGTTTGTTCAAGCTTAAAGTCGGCGTTATCAGTTCCTTGAGCTGTAAAATTAATTGTAGTA